CGCCCACAACGCTGTAGCGATCTACCACGACAATCGCTATTGGATTGCAGTACCACTAGATAACAGTCCGCGCAACAATGCCATCCTCGTCTACAACCTGTTGAATCAGGGCTGGGAGAGTTTGGACATCATCGACCAAGAGGGCTGGGATATTAGCAACCTCATCGTGTCTGGGGCTGGCGGCATCAACAAGCTCTATGCCGTCAACCGCTTTGGTGGCGTGCATACCATTGATGAGCGTGTGGATGGATTCGACTACATTTACACGGTTCCCGGCGGCGACTCTATCCCGTACCCGATTGAGTCAGAGGTAGTTACCCGCCAGTATGTCTTTGACGACGTTGGCCGCAAGAGCTTCAATTCCTACGAGGTTCACGTTGAAAGCTCTGAGTATGAGCCTAGCGATGCGGACATCACCATGATTTCCGAAAACATCGATAAGGAAGCCCCGATGTACTCATTGGCTGAAAGCCTTGAGGAAGACCTGCCTATTGGCGAGGATAGCTCTGTCCGTGGCCGCATTGGCAACATCCGCGCCTATGGGATGCAGCTAAAGTTCGTACCCACCAAGGGCCGTCCTAAGCTCCGTATGGTGAAGCTAGAAGCCTATCAAGCATTCCGCTCTGTTACCGAGGCAAGCTGAGATAGGATGTTATAATCAAACTACTGCTAACTACTTTTAACAATGGCCGAACTCTTTGATATTCCGATTGAAAACATCAACAGGGGTGCTCCAGCTACCCCGGCCAATCCGTTTCAAGTAGATCCGGCACAGGCGTCGATGGCCTATATCACGGCCATGTCTGACCCTGCTTTCATGAACAAGTTGCTCGGGGCGGAACAGCAGTATCGGCCCCAGTTTACTGGTCTAACGCTTCAAGAGATTGAACAGACGCTGCGTGGAACCCCCGGTCAGGCTGGAATGGTTGACATCATCAACCAAATTACTCCCCAGCTTAGTGCTACGCAGGAAACGGCTGATCGGCTTAAGCGTGATGCAGACATCCGCGCCCTCCAGAGCCAGAGTGGCGGTTATCTGTCTGCGCTCATGCAGGCCAATCCCCAAATGTTTGCTCAGCTTGAGGCTGCACGGGCGATGGGTGGAGAGAGAGATTCCTTTAAAGACCTTGAGACGGCTCTTAGCAATACACGCATTTTTGGTGATGTAAACATTACCCCGGCTCAAGCCTCTCTTATCGGAACCGCGCCCACAATGACGGCGCAAGGCTATACTGCTGCCCAAGGCCAAGCAAACTTGCTTGGCGCAGCCCCAACCGTTTCTGCCCAAGGATACAATGCTCAAGGCTATGCTTCTCAAGGTTATGATGCTGCACGCGCTCAACGTGTTGCGGATGTTGCCGCGCAAACTATTGGGCAAGGTGCTCTTGGTGAAAGCCTTTATGGTCAAGCTATGGGTGCGGCTCCTACGGCTGCTTCCGAAACCTTCCGTCGCCGTGCTGCGGAGATGGCCCTTTCTACGGGTCAGCTTTCGCCGGAAGAGCTTCGTAACGCACAGCAGGCCACCCGTGAAGCATTTGCGGCGCGTGGGCTGGAAATGAGCAATCAGGCTATTGCTGGTGAAGCAATGGCCCGTTCTGAAGCTGTTCGTCAACGTCAGGCTCAGGACATTCAGCAGTCTGCTGCGCTTAATCAGGCTTATCTAGCCGACCTTAACGCCAGCCGTGGATTTGCTACGGGTGTGTACGGTCAGGATCTTGGCCGCTCACAGGCTAATCAAGACGCTCAGTTGCGTTCTGCTCTGGCTAATCAAGCGGCTGGCCTACAGCTTTCTTTGGCCGACCAACAGGCTCTCAATCAGGCTTCCCAGTTTGGGGCAATGTCTGCTAATGAGGCTGCGCAGTTTGGTGCCGCTGCCCGTAATCAAGCAGCTCAGTTTGGGGCATCTGCTCAGAACGCTGCTGCTATGGCTAACGCTGAACAGCAGGCTCGTTTTGCTATGGCTAACCAAGCTGCCCAAAATCAGTTTGGCATGGCTAACCTAGATGCCCTTAACCAAGCCTCACAATTTGGTGCTCAGGCTACTAACGTCGCTGGACAAGCTAACTTGGATGCTGCGATGCGTACTGCCCTAGCGAATCAGGCTACGCAGACGCAGGTTGGCCTCACCAATCAGGAGACGATGGCGAATCTCGGCCTTCAAAACCGCGCTTTCCAAGCCGACCAACAGCAACGGGGCATTTCCAACCTTGGCCTTCTTGGTGAGGCCCGTAAAAACGAACTGGCGGCAAATCGGGGCTACCAGCAAAACCTTGTTGGTATGTACGGTGCGGCGTTTGACCCGATGTCTGTTGTCTTGGGTCGCCCGTCTAACGCTGTGGCTATGGGCCAGAATCTGACTGGTATGGCTCAGCAGGGTGCTGGCGGTAACGTCTTTAATCCTGACGCTGGCATCAATCTGGCCCTTTCTAACGCTACGAATCTGGCTAACTACCAAGCAGGCATCCAAGGGGCAAACATTAGTGCCGCCGCTCAGAGGTCGGCTGGCAACAAGTCTCTTGCTGGTGCTGGTCTTACTGCTGCCGGCATGGTTACAGCCGCTTGGATTTTTTAATTGACCGCAATATTAGGAATCACTAGCAGATAGTGATGTCTGACATTCCCTCCTTAGTTAAGGATAGCGTTTCTTTAACTAGCAAGATTTTGGCTAATTACAAAAATCCGGCCATGTTGTGTTCCTTTGGCAAGGACAGCATGGTATTGCTGCACATTCTTGTTTCGCACGGATTTAAGCCCAAAATTGTTTTTTATCGAGATCCTTGGTGGCCCCAGAAGTACCAATTTGCTGACTCGGTAATCAATGCTTGGGGTCTTGAAGTGTATGACTATCCGCCCTCTCAAATCACGATGTGGGAAGGCAAGGAAATCATGGCGTTTACCAACCACTATCAGGTTGGAAGTGCAAACAATGCCATTCTTAATCTGCCTAAGAACATCTTAGAGCCTGAGGCTGGCAGGAAGTGGGTTTGCGGCTTAGACGTACTTAATAGACCTAAGGGTTCTTTTGCCTTCCCTTGGGACGTGATGTTTGTTGGTCACAAGTCGAGCGATGTAGACCAGATTGCTGGCAGCGTTAAGCTGCACGTTGACATCAAGAAGAATGCTCCCGGCATTCCAGATTTCGCCTTTCCGCTTCGCCATTGGACGGATGACGATATTTGGGCATACACGGAGGCCAATTCCATTCCTCAGCAATGGGACAGGTACAACCAGTCCACAAGGAAGGAATGGGACGACAAATGGACTAATAGCGATTATGCCAATGTGTGCATTAGATGCATTGATCGCCGCAGTAAGGAGAAATCAGTCTACTGCCCTAAGCTACAGTGCCAAGTCAGCAACATCTCAGACCAAATTCCGTATCAAGGTATAGCTGCTGACTACTTTGGCGATGATAACAGTAAGGGTTGAGGCCAAGAAAAGCCCTAAGCATGGCAATGGGCTGTTTGCTTTAGATCCAATTCCTAAGAACACGATTGTCTACTACTTCAACCCCGAAGTAGACCAATCGGTTGATTTGGCCGAGGCTACCCCAGCCCAAATCCACTTTGGGTACGTTTGCCGTCTTAAACCAAAGACGCTAACAATTTGCGGAGACTTGGCTAGGTGGTGGAATTTTTCGGATAACGAATCTGAAACCAATGCGGCTGAATCTGAGGCCATTCTTAATGGCGAACCTGTTATTGTAGCCACTAGGGATATAGCGGCTGGAGAAGAGCTTCTTATCTGCCAAGAGAGCGATGTTCTCTGCTCCCAGAAGCTAGGCAAAGCCAAATCTTAGTGTAAGATAGAGGGAATGGCTTTAACCCGGTCTACGGCGTCCTAATGGCGTTTTAGGCCATTTTTCTATCTATGGCACGCATCGGATCAAACATTCAAGCAGGACTTGGCCGGATTGATTATTCACCGCTTTTTCAAGGCATGAGTAATGCCCAGCAGTTTGCTGCACAGGGCAATGCGGCTTTGGCTCAAAGCATCTCTAACCTTGGTCAAATTGCTGCTTCAGCAATTCAAGGATTTCAACAGAAAAAAGAAGAGGAGAAGCGGATTGGGCAGACGATCGATTTTCTAAAAGGTGTTCATAAAGCCAACCCGCAAGCCTTTAAAATATTTGCGAATGAGAAGGGTGAGTTTGACCCAGAAAGGGCAAGGGTTGGCGTTAATGCTGTTGGTGCGCCGGGGATAATGCAGTATGCGACATTCACCAACGAGGCCGCGAAAGAAGCTAAAGACGCCCAAACTCGCCAACAGGCTTCTACTATCGCAGAACTCTATCGTCAGGGCGGCGGAAAGCTGCCTTCTCCAATTAACAAAAATGTGTTCACGCCAGAAGCTCTTAGTGCTGGCTATAAGGACTTCCTTGCTACGGCTGGTGCTGAAGCTGGACTTCGCAAGACCGACGCTGAAATCGCTGCCCTTGGACGGACAAAGCCGAAGGACTTGAGTTTCCAAGAGCAACAGGCGCAGACTGAGTTTGCTGCTTTTGAACAGACGAATGGCCGCGCGCCCAACGCCCAAGAGAGGGCTAAGATTCTTGATAAGATTGCTAAGACTGGTGCCGCCACCACCAACATCGACCTTGGTCAAAAGGGCGCAGAACGCCTTGAGATTTTTAAGACCCTCAGGGCGGAGCGGGATCAAATTGCTCCAATCGCTCGCCTTTCAAGTACTGCTGAAACCCTTCAGAACCTTCTTAGCAACAAAGATCTCATCACGGGCAAGACGGCTAACGCAGAACTTGCGCTTAAAGCATTTGCTCAGGATCTTGGGATTGCTGAGTTCCCAGAAGTTGCCAACACACAGACCTATATTTCTCTTATCGGACAAGCTGTCGCGATGCAGATTAAGAACTTTGGCGCGGGAACAGCTTTGTCTGATGCTGACCGTAGGTTTGCAGAAAGAATGGCTGGCGGAGACGTAACGATGACCGCAGAGTCCTTGCAGCGTCTGCAAAAAATTCTTAACAGGGCGAGCAGGGATACGCTAAACGAATATAACGCTCGCATCAATGACTCGTTTAGTCCTGATGATCCGTTCTATAAGACGCTGATCTTCAATGAACGAGCTGCCCCATTCTTCTTGGGCAAGAGCACAATGCCTCCCGCTCCAACCCGTGAACGCACTTTCGATGGCTCCAGATTTGGCACCCCCTAGCCTTCGTTTGGCCCATTTTAAGTCAGTTAGCTGAATATCAGCTACAATCAGAACCATGATTCAAACTGTCACCGATCCGCGCACGGGAAAGCGTTACGAGTTTCCTGATGAGATGGACGATCAAGAAATCGCTGATCGTATCAATAAGGACTACGCTTCTGTTTCCGCTCAGCAGCAAGCCCGTGGTCGAGATGCGATGCTTCGTGGTAGCATGGCTGGGCTAGCTGGAGCGGGTATGGCTCCCGGTCCTGTGGCTGGTCTTGGGGCTATGGTTAGCAATGCGATGAATGAGCCTGACTTCGGCCAGTCGATGCTCAACCAAACGGCCAATGTTGCGAGAGTTGCAGTTCCTGTTGCTGCTGGCGCACTTGCGGCCCCTGTTGTTGGAACTGGACTTGCTGGCGCAGCGGCTATTGCCGCTGTTGGCGGATTGAGCAGCGCGATTAGTGAGTTCCTTGGACAGACCATTGAGCAGGCGAGCAAGGAAGACACTAAGTATTCTGGTCGTCAGATTGCTGGAGCGGCGGCTGGCGGCTCAGTTCCGATCATTGGCAAGGGCGGTATGTTTTTACGGCCATCCTTTAACGTAGCCGCGCAAACTGCTGGCAGCGAACTTTCGCGGTTCATTAGCTCCGGTCAAAATTGGGAGGAGTACAAGAGCGACGGCTTTAAGTCCACGGGTGGTCTTGATACGACAATGCGCGTAGCCGCACCTGTGCTTGGCGGCGTTGCTGCTGGCACGGCAAGCCGTGTTGGTCAGCTTTCTGATGAAGCTAAGGCCAACATTGCTGTCATCCGCAATAATGGCTATACCGGCCCTGCTTCGCTTAGTATGGGTCTACCTGAGATGGCTGGCGCAGAGCGTGAGGCATTTGCTCGCAACTCTAGGAGAGCTTTGCAGGTTGTTGGCGATATTGAAGCAAGCCTTGATGATGCCATTCCTGCTGCGTTCCCTGATGTGCCAAATACAAGCGGGTTGCAGGACTACCTGATCCAGACCACGGACAAGCTGAAGAATCTTCAGTCTGACTACCGCACGGCCAAGGCTGCTGCTGATCGCGCAACCATGATTGCAGAAGAGGCTCGCAGGACTAACCAGACCGCCGCTCCTGCGCTGATTGCCGACGCCAAGCTCAAGGCTATGGAGGTTACGGCGCGTAGGGCTATGTTCAACAATGCTGCTGATACGTTCTTCGGCGGCAACAAGATCACTAGCATTAATGATGTCACTAGCGTTCGTCGTGGTACTCAGTTGATGGACCTCGCTAGGTCGTCTGACGACTTTGTGAAGAGTGCTATTGAGGCAGCTTACGATACGGCTGGAATCAACAGCAACTACACGGTGCTGACGCGAGCCGACTTTGAGCGTGAGGTAGCCAATCTAGCTAAGAGCAGCCGCAATGCGGTTCAAGGGAAGCTGGCCCGTCAAGATGTGCTGGACATGGCTGGCGCATTCTTTGATGCGCGAGCACCAAAGGGACGGCTTTCTTATGAGGGGTTTAAGGAGTTTAAGAACAAGGTGTACAACGACTTTGTTGCTTCTGGCAAGAGTCCTGCCGAAGCCGAAAGAATCACCCGAGACGCTTATCGGGCGTTGATTAACGCTTCTGAGTCCTATTTGAATCGCGTTGACTCAACCGCCGTTCCGAGGCTCCGCGCAGCTAACGCTCTGGCAAGCTCCCGGTTCTCTGCGATTGACACTCCGGTTTATCAGATGCTTGAAAACGGGCAGTCTGATTTGATTACCAATCTGCTGCTGGATGAGATTCCTGATGCTGCTAAGCAGCTTGGCGGTCGTCCCGTGATGGATCAGGTGGACGCTATCGCCTCGATGATTGCGGCTTCCGCTGATCCTGCCAATCCGTCTTCGGTCAATGCTGCCACAATGGCTGGCGACCTCTTCAAGCGAGGCTTCTTCGATAACGTCCGTGATTCGGTGTTCCGTCGCTCTCAAGTTGCTGGCGGCGGACAACGCCTCAACCATGAGGCTTTCGATCCGGCAAAGATCGTTCAAGACTTGGACAAGCTATCCGCCACCGGATTCCCTGTGCATGAACTGGGACTTGGCACGGCTAAGCAAGTTCGTGCTCTGGCTCGTCTCGGCGCACTCACTCAGGTTCCTGCCGTCAGTAAGCAGGAGTATGAAACCTTCCTAAATCAAGCCGTTGAGCTTGGTGCCGATACGGCTGCTTGGCGCGTAGAGTATGGCCGCGCTGTTCGCGACCAGCTTCTTAGCACCACCGCTAAGGCTCGCCGCGCAAATAACGCCCGTGTTTTCGAGGCCCGTCGCAACGCCAAGATTGACGAGCGCGTGGCTAACGATGCGCTGGTTGCCGCGCAGAAAGACCCTCTGGTTGTCTTCCTAAACGATCAGGGCGTGAAGCTGTCCTCCGACCCCGGCAACAACGCCAAGTGGATTGAAAAGCTGCTTACGGTGGCTCCTGACACGCTAACCGACTTCACGGGAGCCTTGCAGGCATCTGGGCGCACCGCTGACCTAGACAACCTACGCCGTGCTGCTGCGGCTACGGTGATGCGTGAGTTCTACCCTGCTTCCAAGGGCGTGACGCCACAGGTCAATATGAAGAAGTTGACCGACTTCTTTAACAGCAAGGGCGGCGAAAATGAGATGAAGCGCAAGGCATTCCAAGCCATCATGGGTGCGGCTGAGTTTGACAACCTCAAGCGGCTGTACGGCGAGTACACCAAGATTGCTGTAGACGCCCTCACCGACATTAGGTCTGGAGCAACTGAGCCTGTGCAGCGCGGTATCAACGTCCGCAATCGTCTGACGCCTAACAAGGGTGTTACGGCCTACGTCAATCCGACTGAGCTTATGCGGATGATGGAGAACGGAATGTACAACATGGCTTACACCATGTACATCGATCCGCGCTATGCCCCCAAGTTCAAGGCGGCTGCCTCTAACACCAACGCCACGATTAGCCCCGCCCTTCAAGCGATCCTCACCATCTCCCGCATGGAAGATGAGAGGACTGATCCGATGTTTAAGCCGACGCGCTAATTGAGGGCGCGTCCGTTGACGATGCGGTAGTTAGCCACCTCGTAATAGCTGCCGTCTAGGGTGACGATTGCGGACCCGTGGTTATAGCTGTTGTATGGGCTATAAGCGGGGTGTAGGTCCGAGAGGCACCCTACACTCCAAGTGGTGGTCATAGTCCCGTCTAGGGCCGTTTCCGTGTGCTCTGAGGTGCGGTGGTGGTGGCCGACCATGACGCTTTGCTTGGCCTTCAGATAGGCTCCGCGAGCAGGGTTCACCGGGGGCGCGAAGCCCTTGTGGAACTCATGCCCATGCATCACGGCTAGTCCACCCAGCATGATGATGCGCTTGTCGGTGACGTACTCGATGTCGAGATCCTCAAAGTTGAGCAGCTTGTCGATGGAGAAGAACTTCTCGTCATACACCTCGGGAGCCTTCTGCATCATGTAAGCCTTGAAGCGGTCCTCATGGTTGCCGTCGCGCCATACAATGCGCTGATGGGGAAATTGTTCCCGTAGATAGGCCAGTAGCTCGTTCGTCGTCTCCCGCTCTTGCTTAAAGGATCGGGCGCGGGGGTCGCGGATGAACTGGGACAGAGCATGGCAGTCGATGGTGTCGCCGTTGAGGATGATGCCGTCCACGTCCTGCTTCTTGGCGCGCTTCACCGCGCACTCAATGGCCTCCTCGGTATGGTAGGGAACATGGATGTCTGAGAGGATAGCCACCTTATCCACCCCATCCATGATGAAGGGGGACCACTCACGAACGCAAGACTTGGGGATAGATCGTGCAGGAGTGGTTGGGGCTTCCAAGTTAACCGTTTCTCTATGAGCCTTTCCTATAGCCCCTCGGCGGTAGCGGATGGCGTTGCGCACCGCTTCCTGATTGGGGAAGACGGTTGGGTTTTCTTTGTAAATCATGCGAGCCAACTGGTGGCTTGGCAGATTAGGGAACACCGCAAGCAGTTTATCTACGATTTCTGATCCGATGGGGTTTTGTGTGCTCATGTGGTAGTTTCCATAGCCCGATCTAAGGCTGCACGCAGCGTTGGTCCGTCGCACATAATCATGTGCTCTTGCCCATCGTCTACGAACGTAATCACGAAGCGCGGGTCTTCGTCGTCCTTGATGTAAAAGTCGATGGCAATGACGTACTTCTCAATCCAATCGACTCGCTTTTGGTCTTCGGGCTGGTCTAGGTTTAGCATCTTGTGTATGTGTTATTCTACTATGACATCTCTTGCAAACGACCTGTAAATTGTCAGCTTCGCAGAATAGACGTTCAACGAAGCCGGGGAGGTCTGAGTAGCTCTTGAGTGAGCCACACTCTACAAGGTGATGCACTTGGGTGGCCTTCTGGATGAACCACTCCTTGCACACACCGCATTGGAACTCGTTCTTCTGTAGCTTATTCGGCCCCTTGTAGGGACGTTTAGCTGCGTTGCGAACGTGGTAGTTGACGGGGTAGCGGGTGAAGGCTCGGCGCAGGGCAGAGCGGATGAATCCCCAATAGCGAGCCTCAGTCCATGTCCCTGAGCACCTAGTCTTTGGCGGCTTGGGCATCGCGATTGATAACTTCCATAGTTCCGTTTCTGATGTCTAATCTGAAGTTGTCCCTATCAGCACGTTTGCCGGGGAACTTGTAGAAGATGGTGTCGGCATTTTCTTCCAGCCAGTCCAAGACCTTCTTGTCGCGAGTTAGTTCTTCAAACTGAGTAAGTGAAATTGTTACTGTTGGTTCCATGGTTATGCGCGTCCGTTCATTCGTTCGATTACCAAGCTACCTAGTTCTGTGAGACAGGCGTTGATGTGTTTGCAGCGGGTGGCCTCTGGCTTGCCGTGCTGAACAATCTTGCCAGTCTTCTTGAACACAGGGAATCGGCGTGTGGTGAAGTCGGTGCAGCTACACTCTCCGTTTCCCCCATGTGCAGAAAGGTCCACCAGATAGTGTTGCTGATGGACCGTTTCAGAGAGAACGTGGTAGCTGAGTTTATCAAATGCCACTACCGTCATTCTCGTAGGTCAGATGCATATAGGCATCGACTCCGTTTTTGACGCTCTCGGTGAGAGCTTTGTGCCGTTCAAGGGCGGCGAAGAAGTCCTTGGGATTCCCGGTTTCAAGAGAGGAAAGAACATCGTCTTGGCCTGCGGCAAGGATGCGGAGGTAGTTGTCTGTGATATTTGTAGGATTCATCGTGGAAGCATATATCCCCGTTCGTATGCCCATTGGGGATGGTAATGGATTCGTTCATGTGACTCGCGACATACAGCGAGCCAATGTTCTGTTTCGTTTAGTCGGCCATGCCAGCGTCCTCGGCGGTGATGGATGTCCGTCGCCAAGGGCGCGTCGATGGGCTTTCCTTCGTATTTAAGGCCGTTCTCGGCTAGATACACCTCGCAGTAGGGATGAGCCTCAAGGTAGGCTTTACGGAGCTTGGCGTATTCCTTTAGCTCCTTGCTGCGCTTGCTGCTCACCCGCTTGAGAGGTGTCCGTTTCATTCGCCGTTAAGGCGGCAGATGACTTCATCCACCTGTCCACGGGTTAGACTAGTGTCGCCCTGACGGTAGATGTAGTCTAAGGCTCCCTCGATTTGATCCTTGAGTGCCATCTCTCGGACCTCAGCATCGGCCAGTTGCTGACGCAACGCAGCAGTTTCACGGTACAGGGCTAGTAGTTCAGTTTCATTCATGTTTATGTCCTCTCAGCGAATTTGGTGTGTGGTGCGAAGAATGTCAATCTAGTTTGAGCCAGACTGCCATCGCGGTTCTTGAGTTGGTAGAGTTCTTGGAGATACTCACTCCGGTCATAACCCTGTAGCTGGCCTGAGTCGTCCTTGCTAGGGCGGTGCAGGGCCAAGACACGGTGGGCGTCCTCCTCGATGGAGCCTGTGTCGCGGAAGTCTGTGCGGCTGGGTGGGCGATCCTCCCGTTCGTTGCCACGGTTAAGCTGGGCAGCGACGATGAGGGTGCAGCCGAGTGCCTTCTTGAGAGGAATCATGCTCTTTGAGAGCTTGGTCATGCGTTCGTAAGCACCGTCTGCATTCACCTTGATGAGTCCGAGGTAGTCGATGATGACGAGATCCGGCTTCCACGTTGAGGCCAGCAGACGGCAGCGAGCCTCAATCTGGTCGAGCGACAGGTCTCGCTCGTACACCAGCAGCGGCATATTGCGCAGCTTCTCCACTTCCTTCTTCAGCATCTCCTGCTTATTCGTAAACTCCATCGACAAGCGACGAAGATTGACCCCCGCACGCTGTGCTCCCATCTGGAGGAGTACAGCCTTGGCTGATGTCTCCAACGTGAAGTAGGCTACCCTGAGACCACGGTAGAGGTTGTGCGCGGCAAGCTGGGTCATGAACGAGGACTTACCTGTTGAGGTACGAGCGCCGACTATGACGTATTCGTGCATCCCAATGGCCCCGGCTGAGTCGTCGAAGCGCGGCAGACCCGTAACCACCACCTTCTCATGCGCCGTGTTTCCGCTAATCTGTCCAGCGATCCACGACATAGCCTCGTCCACAGTCTCGGGCAAGCTCACCTCTGTCCGTTCCTCTGGCTTGAGGTGGTTGGGTAGTCCTTCGATGGCTTCCTTGATCTTGGTGTAGCTCTCCTTGTCATCAATCATCGACAGCGCATCCCGTAGAGCAGGGCGTAGATCGCTGATGATGGCCGCCTCTAACGTGGCTTTCAGTGCCTTCTTGCCGTGCGTCTGGGTAGGCGCGGAGGCTTCACAGGCAAGCAGTTCCTCTGCGGGACAGGCATTGCCCATCTCAAGGAAGATGGACTGCATATCGGTCAGCCGGGAGTTGGTGCGGTTCTCAAGAAGCTGGAGCCATATTGTCTTGCGGTCATTGCTGCTGAATGCATCCGCCTTTAGCCCTTGAGCTACAGCGATGTCGATGAGGGTAGGTTCCAATAAGCAGGAGCCGATAAATACCTGTTCGTGATTCATTCTGTTTTTTTAGAAGTATTCTGGTTTAGGTGGTCCAAACATTTCAATGGGGATGTAGGCGTTTAGTCGTGTGGCCTGCCCCCCGTTACAACTTTTCTGAGTAACCGTGTGATCTTTGTCTAAGCTGCGAACCAAAGAACCATCGGGATTAACAACCTTGGCTATAAGCACTACGTCATCCGGGATTGAGTAGAGAATCACTAGGCCCGGGACGTACAGCGCAATAGCAACATTGATAAGTGCCTCAACCTTGGTCCATGTAAGGATGAGCGAGCCGTAGTTGTGAAAGTCATCGACACTATTGTTGCGACACTTGACCTCTGCAACAGCAACGAGCCGCCCATGGCGTGTGCTGATTAGGTCTAGTGATGCGGGAGCATTGATTGGCGTGTGGTAGATGAACGAGTTGGCATAGGCTTGCTTCAGTCGCTCAATCACGCGCTTCTCATGCTGAACGTAGGTCTGGCCGCGTTCGGTGAGGATGTCCATGACTAGGCCACGGCTTTGCTAATTGCGGCGCGGATATCTGGCTCGTCATGCTCGATAGTCCATCGGTAGGTTGATCTACCCATGATTGGTTCGGCAGACATACAATGGGTGTTTAGCAGATCCAGCACAGCGTTGGCCTTCTCTAGCTCGGTTTCCATACCCCACAGGGTAGTGCGTAGGCTCTCCACCGCTTCGTTCAGAGCATCATTCTCTTGTTCTAGCTTTTTGATGTACTGATAAATGGTGTCCCAAGTATCAGGAAATCGCTGAAAGATTGCGGCAGCATCTATAATTTCTGGTGCATCACTCACGTCGCACCTCCTTCCTTGGTGCGTGCGGCGTCGATGGCGGCGCGGAATGTTTCTGGCGTAAATGACTCGGTGGCTGGATAGTCAAACCAAACATCCGAAACCGCCAGCCAAGACAGCCGCTCCTTGTCCTTCCGCAGCCCGCTGATCTCAATGGTCAGTCGATCATTCGCGTCTCCGAGTGCTTCGACTGTTCCGCGCAGCATAGCCGTCGCCTTCTGCGCTTTCTCTAGCTCAAATTCCAGCCCCCGCACGGTTGACGCTAGATTCTCCTCGCTGTGCCTCAGCGCAGTGTTTTCAAGTTCTAACTCACGAGTGAAGTTGCTCACGTCGCACCTCCTTCCCTGCGCTGCTTCAAAAACTTTCTCACCAACGATCTCTTAACACCAAGCATCTCAGAGATTTTCTTTTCGCCTATGCCATGACATTCTTTGAGATGGATCATCATCGCTTCGATAAATAAACGCTCAAGATGAGCCTTCAATTCCAGACTGTCGCTATAAGAAGCACGCCTAGCACTCTCGTATGCGCACATTGCTGAATATGCATGATCTGACATACTCATGACACGCCTCCTTCCCTGCGAGCCTCGTCAACAGCTTCGCGCAGCGTCTCACCATCATAGCGTCCGTCCCTGCACGACACCTCGACGCCACCAGATTCCAGCAGCATATGTATGCTAAACGCCTCCTCCGATAGCCAGTCCATACGTTCCCGGTCTCGGCGCAGCAGTTGGTTGTGCTCCCGCAGGTGATTCATATCTGACACGAACCGCTCACCCAATAGCGTGGCAACCTGTTCATGCGTGAGGTTATGCCCGCCAGCGATGAGCACCGCTGCGGGATCGTTTAACTTAGAACGAAGCTCGGCGTTCTCCGCCTCAAGCTCGGCGATGACCTTCCGATAGTGGCTCGGAAAATCGTACTTCCAACGGGTCTCATTCAGTTGTTCTATCTTCATGTTTTTATGGCGAGCGTTGTGCGGATGCGCTCCCCCCGATCCCACAGGCTACCTAGGTAGAATCACTTCTACGCCCCGGCATGGAGCCGTGCTTCAGTAGTAGCAGGAAAGTTAGACCTGACGTGGATCGAAGTAACGCCAACGCCAAAGAGCAAGCAAATGCTCAAAGATTCGCTGGCTCCTGCTAATCGTATCTGTGGTGTAGTGGACTACATCGACGCGCCCAATCTCGGTGGTCGAGATGTAGATGTTGTACCCCTCGGCGTTAAAGTACATCGACCATGGAGGGGTCAATGCACCAACATAAGCTGCGATCTGAATCGGATGCGTTTCGATTGGCTCAACCGCAACTCCCGGCTTGGTGCGCTTGCTCTTGAAATCCACCACCACAAGCTGCTTGTTTCCAGATTGGTCGGCGGTACGATTGCCATGAAGGTCAACCGTTCCGGCGTAGCCAAGCTCAGGATTGACGACGACAGACTCGCACACCTTCTCGGCAACACCCAACTTATCCACCTCGATCACGGCTGGCAGGACAAACTCACGGATAGGGATTTCGCGACCATCGGGCATAGCTACCTTCACCGTGCCATCCCAGTTGTCGTGGTCGGCAAGATAGGTTTCTAGGCTGTTGTGAATGAGCGTGCCGAGGTCGGCAGCACCAGCCGCATCGGCTCCTGCCTTCTCTTGGATGCGCCGCTTGTAGCCAGAGATGTCTTCATGGGCTGACGGCGTGTCCTCGAAACAGGCTTGGATGACCTGACCAATCTTGTATTCCTCTAGCCCCGGCGCAGACAACATCTTGCAGATGTCTGTTACCGACGGCAACAGCTTCTGTTCCCGGATGTCCTTGATGGTGGTCGGACGTGTCGGATTCTTGGCCCCCTTTTTGGTTTCTTGGTAGTGGCGGGGTTCTCCCGCTAGGGTGTAGGCGTGCATTAGAATAGTAAATCTACGATTAGGAGGATGATGCCAACGGTGAAGATTGCTCCGACAATCGCACCAGCCACCACGCTCCAGAAGCAATAGTCATCGTCGTTCATTAGAACGGAACCTCCTCGCTGGTTGGCTCTTCAGAAGCGTGCAAGTCCCCAGCCTGAAGACGTGTCGCCACACGGATGAGGCGTGAGGCAATACGCCATACGGCTTCCTCAGTTACACCCAGTTCCTGAGCGTTTAAGGTGTCAACTGCCTTATTAATAGCCATTCCCACCGTCACACCCTCTACCCTAGAAGGCGCAGGAATGGGCCTAGAATCGCTTTTACGGGGTTCTTCCGGCTGAGGGGCAGTCTCGGTAGGGGTCGGTTCTCCTACGGCCTTAAAAACGACCTTATCGCCAATGACTACGTTGGCTTTGCCGTTATAGTCGTCGCCTCGCTTAATGCCGGGGCCAGAAAACTGCACCCGCTTACCATCGACGTGTTCGAAGGTTTTGCTGAAAGAGGTGGCATCAACTACGTTCTGACCATCCCGAAGGGTGGCTTTGAAGATCGTTTTTCCGCTCTTGGTTTGGATGGCCTTGGCGTTGCTCACATCGGCAACGACGGCACCCTTGACATACTCACCGGGATTAACTGACAGGATGTTATTCATTTGCGTTTAGTTATGGTTGCTGACAAAAATGAAGCTATTTGGTGGTCTATCCCTATTCTGATTACATCTCTGTATCATATGCTCGCGTTCTTGCGTACTTTTAACACGCAGAAACGCGAATTTCCCCTTCTTTCTAGGGAATTAGAACGGTAGAGCGAAGACACCACACGCTCCACAGTTCTCTTGTTCATATGCAAAGACTCTGCAATATAGCCATCACTCCCGAAGTAGCCTTCTGGGAATGACGCGATGAAAGCTAATACCATCCGCTCGGCGTGAGATAGGTCTTGCCGCTCAAGGATGTCTGAGTGAATCCAGAGGCCGTTCATGGGTGTGGATCGTCAAGAAGTGGATCGCGGCGACCATGCAGCAACTCGTGCTGATGGTCGAGGAACTGAAGAAGTTCCCGGCGGCGGCGCATGATCGTTTCGTAATCATCTTGATTCACGAAACAATAACGATTCACTGCGTACTCAGAAAGCTCGAACACAATAGTGCGAGCGTCTTCGATGTTAAGGCTCATGTTTCTTTCTTTGTTGGCAACAGGACAACCACCTAAGCCCCCGCATGGGAGCCACTTGCACCCGTGTGCTTGTCCGATAGGACGGCGGTCTTTCCCTGTTAGCCCTGAACGTGTTTCACTTTCCAAATACCATCCACAGGGTCAAGAAAAATCTTGCCCGAAATCATTTCATTGGCGCAACGGTTGAGGGTCGCGGTGCTGATGCCTGCTCGCTCGCCGTAGCTCTTGCGCCCGACGTAGCCCTCACTTGCGGCGCGAGCTAGTGCGTATTCATGGACTACAGCACAAGCCTCCTGCGTGATGCGCGGCATTCCTTCGCGCCATTTGTCGCGCCTCATCATGCCCTTGCCGAAGCCGCTACTGATACGGGTTCGCGTGAAAATGGGGGCTCGGATTCGTTTGTCTGCTGAAGCGTTTAGCTTCGCTTCGTCGCGCTCCATCTGTTCAACGCGCTCGCGCATACGTTCCATGAATCTGACGCAGGAGGATATTTGTGATGACATATGTTTCGCCGCAGACTCATGCACAGCCTAAACCGAAAAACAATCCCCAAAAAATTCCTTATGCCTATATAGGGCTAAATTCCAAAATTTGGCATCTGGTTTCAAAACGAAAAGTTTTTGCAGAAAAGTGCCTTATGCCTATATAGGCGTAATTGTGAAATTTCATTGACCTACGGCAACGCGCATGAGCCGCTTGAAAAACGGCCGGGTCGGTCGGCTCCAGATTTCTCCATGCATTTGCTTTGCAACAGAACGCATTCAGCCCTATCGATTTTATCGCAAGTTGACTGTGCCCATGCCCTAATCGGCTGATGTCCTACTGAGTCCGTAGGGCATAAAAAAGCCCCGGATCGCTCCGGGGCTTGCTTTATCTCCTGCGCCTTCGTTTCGGCCGCCTAGGCTGGGCTTTGTCCCCTAGTCCGGATAACCACCGGATAACGGCTAGTATTACGTCGGGGCTCATTTGCGGAAGTCGTATGCGTAATAAGCAACGGCGGCTAGCTCTTCTGAAACGCGGTAGAGGTCGCGCAATTGCGAACGCATCATCTCCCGAGCTTCCTCAAATGCTTCCGGGCCTTGCGGATAATAGTCTCGAGCGTGAAACTCTACTTCTCGCAAGGCTTGAATCGCATTCTCCGCGGCAACGTGCGCGGCTTTGTAAGTTTCAAAGAGTCGCTCCGGGGTTGTCCCGTTCGGGTGAATGGAGGGTAGTTTCATGGGTTCACGGACAGAACAAATCCCGAAACGTCGCGCTTGGCCGCACCTTTAGCCTTCAACCCCACTACGCAACGCTTAGGGTCCAAAAACCGAAGGTCGCTCATGTCGCCATTGACAACCGGAGAGCCGTGCCAAGTGTGCGGTAAGTCGCCGGAAAAAACGGCGGCGACATTCCCTCCCGCTTCTAAGACGCTTAACGCGTCCCGCTCATTGCATTCCGAACGGCTGAATGTCAGATGATAGTTTGGCGGGAGTTCTCCAGCGGCGAAGCGCAACGCACGGCGCACGTTCTTAGTGTAGTCATAAAACCGAACGTCGGGGAAACGTTGCATGATTTGCAAGCCCTCCCATGGGATGTCAGAAGTGCCGTTTAAACGAACGCAAGGCGTGACTCCGTCACTCCCGCAATCGGCAATGAAAGCTGTGATTTCTGCGAGAAGTTGCGAACGGAAGCCCGCCGGATCATCGAAGAAGAAACGCGCCTTACTGATCCGCGAGTTTTGGACATTCGAGAATGCCCCGCGTCCCGCCGTATAAAGGCAAGCTGCAAGGCATCCCGACGAAGCGTTGGGGCAAAGGTTGCCCCGTCCCGCCACTTTAGCCGGGGCTAGGTAGAGAATAGCCGTCCGCCAACCATACGCTTCCCCTTTGCTTGTCTTAGCGTCACTTCCTACGGAAAGGAGTTTCATTTGACCGCCTCCCGCAACTCGGCCTTTACGCGCCGCGCTACGTCACCGCGCCACGTCCCTGCATTATTTAGGAAATAGAGAATAATGGTCCGGGCATCATCATAATAAAACGAATCTCGAACGGTGTTCAAATGGTCCATTGCCTCCAAGTACGGACGGGCCGCAACGTGCACGGGTTGCCAATTGCGGCGGATTTCTGACGCGATTTCGAATATCTGTCGGCTCATTTTTTTTGTGTTTTTTTGGGTTTTGGTTTCACCGCCCAACCGAGGCGGAAATTGTGGAGTGCGCTTTCCGCACCTTTTGCCAGTAACGCTCAGTAGCGCGTTTGTTTCGCGGTCCATTAGGTCCGCCGTTCCAAATCCTCGCGCGGGTTTCGTCCGTAATAGGGTAGCCGTACCGCGCACCGTAAAAATCCGTATAAATCCGGAACATATCCGCCGCCTTTGTTAAGTCGCGCCTATCGGCTAGGTTATACCGCGTTCCGGCTATCCGGTTTACGTCGCGCACCGTAATTTCCCAAATCTGCGCCGGACCCACTGCCCTCCCGTTATCCCCTACGGCGTTAGGGTTGCCGCCACTTTCAACGGCTACAATTGCGGAAAAGAGAAGAGCGAGGGAAGCAGTCATTTGTTTATGTTTTCCTAAGCCTAGCCCTAGCCCGTAGCGTGTCAACACTCGAAATCGCGAAGCCCGCGCACCGGAACCGTCCCCTATTAGTTAAGAGAGAGAGAGAGGGACAGGAAGCCACCCCGTCAGCTAACAGAGAAGGAAGCAATCCACCCGATTGCTGCCGGATCGCGTGGAGCAGACAGACAGACACCGCCACGCCGTGGAATGACACACGCCGTGGAATGCATCCTCTCCCCCTAGGCAAAACCGTTGCAACGCGACCCTATTGCCAGCAATCGCCTCGGCTGTCCGTTGCCAGCACCTTGCCATGCAGCACACTTGCGCGAGACAGGCGTTTGCGAGGCATTCCGTTTGCACAACCTAGTGTCCTACCAATGCAATGCTATTGCTTTGCAATAGGGGGGGGAGGGGGTCGCGTGTGTGTTAGTGTGTGAACTTGGAATTGGTCAACAAGCCAACTTAAAAAAATTTGCACATGGCTACCCCCCGCAGAGTGGTGTGTAGATAAGGTGTGACAGAATGTCTCACTTAGGGATGGTTGGATTTTAAAAAATTTGCAAATAGGTCTTGACCACTACCTAATGCCACCTGTAGAACATTTGCATGGGGAGGAAATCTAAGGCTATTGTGGAGAGTGTAGGGGAGGCGCAAGCCAACCTCAACCACCGCTATATTGAGAAGCGTAAGCCTAAGGAGGCAGCGTTAGCCTTGGATATGCTGGCTAATGGGGAGACGTATGCGAAGGTGATGTCTACTACGGGTATAGGGTTTGTGGCACTATCGGCTTTGAGGGCGCGGCATGAGCGTGCTTTGGAGGTAAGGCGCAAGGAGCTTGCGTTAGATGGCTTTGAGATGGCGGAGAGGATGAGGGCGTTGGTGGCGAAGAAGACGGAGATGTTGATGGAGGATGATGAGGCGTTGATGAAGACGCCGCTTAAAGACTTAACGCTAAGCTATGGCATTAGCGTGGACAAGGGTTTGCAGGCTCTTGGGGAGCAGAAGGTGGTGGTGGAGCATAGGACGGGGAAGCCGTCGCTTGCTGACGCTATGAAGGCTATTGAGGAGGCTAGGGCGGCTTTACGGAATGACACCATTGCAATACTCACGACCCCTGTTGAGCGAGTGGAGTCCGTCATTGAAGTGGACGGCGACGATGACGAAGGAGGGGACGATGGAGTGGTGGAGTCCCGAGATCAGGGTTAAGGTGGTATATGTCCCTAGTCAAAATTGAGTTCTGTAAAGCCGATAGCCCCTACTTGGGCATCACGCTTCTTAAGCGAGAGGTTTATGATCGCTCTAGCTATTGGTGGTTTGGCATAGGCTTCTGGTGGTTTCGGCTGTCTTTTAGAACAAAGCACAAGTCTGTATGTCCCTAGTCTGGAAGCAGCACCCAATACTGACGCCTCCTACGATGGAGGAGATGGCGCGGATGGACCCCAAGCAGTTGGTTCAACTGTGGGGTGTCTACCATGAGGCTATTGAGAACGCTGAGCGTGATCCCTATCGGTATGGCTTTAAGCTAGCGAATTGGATGGAGGCGGAAGAACTACTGGCTAAGAAGAATGAGATTCTTGTTAGCGGCGGAAATCGTTCGTCCAAAACGAGTTGGGCTGCTCATGCGGTGGTGAAGGCGGCGATTGAGAACGAGGGGTCCGTTATAATGTGCTTCGCCCAAAATGCTGACGTTTCCATCAGACAGCAGCAGTCCGCGATATACGACGCGCTTCCCGAGGAGCTTAAGCGCAAAACTCTTGGTACTGAGGAGAATGTCTCCTACACGCGAAAGAATGGCTTTAGCAAGTCGAGCCTCATCCTGCCGGGGAGCAAGAGCCACATCATCTTCAAGACCTACTCCCAGTTCTTAAATAACGACACCATCCTTGAGGGTGCGGAGTTGGGTAGCCGGGAGGCTAAGTGGATTAACATTGGTACATGGTGCGACGAGTACCTAATTGGCCCTGAGCTTCTGGCTACGTTGAGGTTCCGTCTGGCTACGCGCAACGCCAAGATGATTGTGACGTTCACCCCTATTGATGGG